CAGTTGCAGCATCCGTGATCTCATTATTCGTCACATGCACAGACTTACAACCTGCGCCGAAGAATTGAACGGCCGGACCTTGCGGACGAAGGATTTCATTCCCATCGACCCAGATGCTTTGGATGATGCCGCCAGTTCCGGTGCTGGTAAATACGATGGCGCCAATGTTCGATAGGTTCACATAGCCGGAATTGACATGAATGTTCTGGATCAGGGCACCAGAATTATTACATTCGTAGTAGTGGCCATAGTCAACTTCCTGGTCGACCTGAACATTCTCGTACCAGATATCCATCAGAGCGGAACCACTGCCACAATACCCGCGAACTGCCTTATCGCCGCCGTAGAGGGTGCAGCCCTCGAATCGGATGCCGGCCACCGAGTTATTTCCGTTCGACGGATTGTAAGCGCCGGTGTTTGAAACGATATTGACGCAGTACTTGCCCGCGCCAACAACGCTTACAGCCTTGAACTTCTTGAATGTGATATCACCAGTAAACAGACCGTTCTGAGTTATCTCGACGCAAGTATTCGTGCCGACGTAAGATCCATTCCAGGAGGCGCAGTTCGTAACATTGATCAGTGTGGCATGAACGAACTTCCAGGTTTTCGGGAAGTCCGCCACCATCACATCATTGATTTCGCAGTCATTGAACGGTGCGATGATAGGAACAGCCGCGCTATCATTACCAATCTGGAGGCCGACAGTACAATTGCCGACGCCGAGAGAGCCACCACGAACAGAAAACCCGCTTAGTTCAAAGCGAGCTTGAGTATTCGATCCGACGACTTGAAGGGCAGGAAGGACATTGGTGAATCCAGACGAGACGATGAATCTAGCGCCTTCTGCACCTGAGCCGCGCACCTTGAAACTGCGGGCACCGATAGTTACTAGGATCCGGTCACTTAGAAGGAAGTCGCCGCTCCGAATCTGGGCGATGCTACCATTTGCGGTTACGTAATCAAAGAATGCGCGCACCCGAGTTGTCGCATCTACCGTACCAGTAGGGTCTGCACCGAAGTGAGTTTCCAGATCAATCACCTGCAGATTCAGATACGCTTGGTTCCGAGTGACCTGATAGGGAGACGTGTAGTATACATTCTCAGCATCGGCGCCAATCAGGGTGACGCGAAAACCTGCCATGAAGAACTGATCACCAGCAGTAGCTGGGAAGTTCAGTGTGATTTCCTGTTCGCCTGTGATGGAATAGTCAATGCTAGGAAGCCAGAAGCCATTCCTAGAGACCATCACACAGGAGGTTCCGGGAATGGCAGTGATGTTCTGGAGCGGAATGATTGTGATGCCAGTGGTAGGAACTATGTAGTAATCTGTGATGACAGAGTTACCAGAAGCTCCGACCTGGGTAGCACCAGGATTCCAAATAGAGGCACCCATTAGTAGCCTACTCCTTGAATGTTCGAGACAGAGAGTTCAGCCATCTGCATTTGTGCCAGTCCGCTGTACGCTGCAAATTGATCTGTATCGCCGATCATCTTGAATACAGCCGAGGCTGCTTCATAGACAATCGCGTATGGATGATCGAGGGCAATCCAGGAATTGTACCCTGCCTGCGTGATATCCGGATTCAGATAGCAACCCAGGAGGATGTACTGAAGCTGAGTGGAAGAACGGATTTGCACAACTGAGCCTGCCACATAGCAGACGTCATTTCGATTGAGCCGATACGCATCTTCCACCATTTCCGGAATGGCAAGTACTTCCAGGAACTTACCATTCTGGTGACCCGTAGAATCAGTTTTACGAATATACTTCAGAGACCGCCAGCGGGGCAGCAGATTCCGATATTCCAGTTGCTGCAGGTACTCGGCAGATGTGAAGGTCACACCAGTCTCGTAAATATCTTTGTAAAAATAATCCAGTTGATGCAGTTTCAAGGTAGCTGCACGAACTGCCGTGAGCGTCTGTGCCACCAGATCAGGACGATTGGTGAGAGTGTAGACTTCTGCGATCAGTTCGTTCAGCGTCATTTTGATTCTCGGGATCAGCTAGCGGCTTTACCTGCACGACCAACAACAATCGAACGGCCATCACCGCCGAGTGCAACCGGAGCAATATCAGTAGTACTAGCCGGCTTGAGTTTGCCGGAATCACTAGAACCCATGTCATTTGCAGGATTCAGGTGGGCCGCACGTTCAGCCTCGAATTCCTCATAGAACTTCCGGCGCAATGCAAGCATCGGATTCTCTTGTTCCGCACTTATCGTGCGAGCATTCGGGTCGATGTAGATAACTCCGCCGAATCCATTCTTGGCGATCTGGGAATCCAAGTAATCAATGTAGTCCTGGTTATCAGTCACGAACATTCCGCCCTTGAAATGAGCAACATGCCCATTAGGGAAGATGACGTTATTGAACTTGAGAGTGCTCTTGTAGAGCCGTTTTTCGGTGGTCATGGTATCAGTCATTCTAAGCTCCTGAGGTGGTGGGCGGGATAGATTTATGTGACTCCCGCCCGAAATCACATTCCCTCAGGAGGAACCTAGCCGGTGATCAGTCTGATTCTCGAGATTTCCTGAACCAGTTTCGTAGCTGCATCAGCATCCACAGTAACTTGTCCAGTAGTCGCATTCGGAGTCAGCACTGTAGCTGATCCACCAGTCCGGATTGTAATCGAGGAGATATAACCCGGATCGGTGGAAGCCATACCGGGCGTGTTAACTTGAATAACAGCCATGGTATGGTTCTCCTATCAGCCAGCAGCCGCAGCCGTCAGATTGGTGATGATGGCATTGGCCGGCGGGTTTTTCACCACACAGGTCATTTCCGTAGTCAGCGTGCCGCCAACTGCGTCGATGCCATTGTCAACAACCGTGTCACCATTCATGTTGAATTCCTGTTTCATGGTCTTGCGGCCACCCAGGTAAGCAACACGGAAAGTGGACAGATCCACAGCAATCGCGTACTTGCTCCAGTCACTGTTCGAGTTGAACAGCGGATGCTCGATCATACGGAAACTGCCGCGAGCAATGTTGAACTGCCCGAATTGCAGACCATACGAAGTCGCACCGTTCTGGATGTAGTAGGTGGAATTCAGTCGGCCAATGTTGTTGATGACTTTCCGAGCAGTACCACCAACGAACAGAACACGCTCGTTACCAACCTTCGGGTCAGTTGCCTGATTGAAGACCGGATCCAGAGCGGTTTCCAGTTGGGTGAAGTTCGTGGTTGCACCGGCAGTCGTATTGTTCACAACACCGCCGTAGCTAGCCGGGTAGTAGCTAGCATTCAGGATGATGTTGCGAAGACCGTCCATAGTACGGAACGGTTGGCCATTGCGAGTGCCTTGCGATTTCGTGCCGAAGAACAGTGCCTTCTCGATATCGGCAGCGTGGAAAGCTGCACAATCCATCCGGTTTTCCGCAACCGTGGTCTCACCAGCAATTACTTGCGTAGCTTGCGCCGAACCCGAAAGTGCCCAGGTATTGCGGAAGATTTGCGTGTAGTTGGTGATACGGACCGGATTGATCTGAAGAGCGTTCGGACGAACCGAGCTTTCCTCGAATGCATTCCCGATTTGGTACAGATTCACGTTGTCAGCAATTGCTGCGGCAGTAGAACCAACACCACGAGTCACGCTGACTTGAGTTGCAGACAGGACCGAGTTGATGATAACAACTTCACCAGTCGATTCTGCACGCATCAGCATGCCAGGCAGAACATCCGAAGTCGAAGCAACAGTGAACACGGTGGAAGTTGCATCAGCAACAGCCACATCCAAGTTGATCATCGGGAACAGCATGGTCTTGGTGAAGAAACCGTGTTCGACTTGCAGAGCTTGTTCCGTGGGAAGCATGGAAGTCATACCGAAAAGCGGCGCTTGACCGTTCGGCATGAGGCGGGTAATCATCCCCGCAAAAGATTTTGCTGCAAGGTCAGTGGTAAAGCCACTGGTATTGAAAATTCCGGTGCTCATGGAAGTAGTTCCTTAGTTTGAGTGATTGCGGGTCAGATTAGGAAACGTGCCACTGAACAGTGGTCGCGCTCAACTTGGTCACAGTAATCAGCGACCACGAGCTGGCAGGAGTAGTTGCGCGACCAACGAGAGTCACACCAACACCAGCAACCCAAGTGATTGCAAACGCATCCTGAATCGACACAAAGAATGAGAACGAATCGCCGATATCCATATCAGGACAGGCAGCCAGCATCAGTGCGGCAGTCGGCGTAGTGACGGAACGACCAGCACTAAGAGCACTGTAATAGATCATACCACCGGACATTTCTGCCACGGTAATCGTATGATCGGCATCGGTGGTCTTGCTGGTGATATCAATATTCGCAACCAGACCCAAGCCTTGACGACTGACTTGCGGCAGTCCGGCATTGTTGGTAGCTTGAACACGTTTGAAGAGCATTTTGTTTCTCCTGGCCAGTAGGCCGTAGATGAAGATGATAGAGACTAAGAATCAAGAACCTTGTTCAACCCACTTGTCCCAATCTGTACCCCGCTCAGCAGCGGTCGGCTCTTTGACAGGAGTAGGATTAAAATCTTCTGCGGCTTGCTTCAGATATTCCTTAGCCATGCTGTTCAGTTCTGCAGCGGTAGCGTTGGGGAATTTCGTAGCGAGTTGGTTTTGGATTGCAGTCACCACAGGAGCAACTGACGGTTTCTTGAACGCAGGATTTTCCGTGAGGAGACTTTCCTGCATAGTCTGTTTCTTCACCAGGCCAGGAAGTTGAGCTGTGAACTCATCCCTTGCCTTAGAAACTTGGCTTTCAATCAGCTTCTGGGCCACCACCGTGGATTGTCCGTAGACTGTTTGAGCCGTTTTGTTTAGAAGATCTGCAAGTGCGGCCATCGCCTCATCACCACCAGCAGCAATCTTCTTCAGAGAGTCTTGATCCAGAACACGTTTGAAATCTACCTTACCGGCAGCTTCTAGCATTTTCTCAGGAGTTAGCTGATTGTCGCTAGCGCCGCCGGCGGGAGCATTTGGATCAGTAGCAGGAGTTTCCCAGAGGTTAGCGTACTTATCTTCGGGGGATTTGTTCTCGGGAGGATTCTGGGAACCGGCAGGAACAGCACCGTTCGGGGCAGTTTGAGCCGAGGATTGCGGAGGAGTAGGCGGCGGATTGGTAGCGAGATTATTCGTGACTCCAGGTTGCGGAGTAGGAATGTTCTGAGCTTTGGCACCAAAAATACGATCGAAGACAGACATGGTTTGCTTCCTGAGGGAGGTTAGTTAAACGAGCCGTTCACAGCTCAAGGGGACGCTGACCTGAGAGCTGCATTTCTGCAGATTCAGACAGTGTGAGAAGATATGACAGCGCAGCGATTTGTCCTTGCGCATTGGAGGACGCCTTTACAAATTCCAGAGGCTCAGCTGGATTATACTCTAGATGCAGTTTTTCAATGGCTACAGATGCGATCTGATTCTGGATGACTTGTTTTTGCAGAGTGGTTAGCAGACCTCCTTGAAGAAATTCTTCCGGTGTAAGAGTCCAGGATTGGAACTGATTGGATGGATTAAGTGTTGCCATTAGATTGCTCCATTTGTCAGACCGCCGGCTGTAGGAGCGGAAATCGCTTGCTGACCCTGAGCTTGCGGAGATTGCATCTGCGGATCATAGCCATATTGTTGCGGCATCGGCTGAGGTTGCGGAGTCACACCCTTTTTGGCAGACTCAATCGATACCATCTGCCAGGCTGCAAGTGCTTGTTCGTACGCTTGCTGCTGCGGTGATTTCTCAAACGCGGTCAGATCTACATTCTCAGTCTTCATGATGTAGCTGAACATCGGTGCAATATTATATGCGCCACCGATTGCCTGGGAAGAGCCAATGACTTGCATTGCGATTTGCCGAGATTCCGTGCTCATCACTTTCTCACTCGGAAGCAGGCCATCAGTCACTTTGAAATTGATGATTGCTTGCCGAAGCTTCACAGGATCAATATCGACATTCTGCTTCTGCGATGGAGAGTAGATAGATGTCGGTCCTTGGTACTGAAGCATGTTCAGTTTCAGAACTTCTTTCAGTGGAGTAAACACTTGTGCTTCGTAAAGCAGGGCAGTCATCTGATCACTGGAAGTAGCATTCGACATTGTAGATTGCCACTGCCCGTCAGTTTTATTCCCCTTAACAAACTGACCTTGGCGCGCCTGATTCTGTCCGTTCAGTGTGTTTGCGAACCCGATCAGAGATTGAATCTCTTGCAGATTGATACCAGACTGATCATCGCGGTAAGGGAACTGATAGACGGATTCGCTTGGATTCTTACCATAAGCGGAAGGGCGGACAGGAATCTTAGCGGCTGGATTCGCTGAATTGATGTGTGCTTCGGAAACTCGGGAAGGATCATACAGAACTCGGTCAGTAACTGCACGACGGCGCGCAGCTAGCACAGAGTTCATCAGTGCACTGGAAACTTGCTGGAACGGAAGTGCATCAGTGGCTAGTGATTTCGTTTGGTAGGAGAGTCCGTCTTCACTGGGGCATCCGAAGAAGACAGGAATCTTCTCGTGTGCATTTGTTTGTCGCTCAGCGTAGATGATGACGCTGTGGTTGACAATGATGAGTTTCCAGACCTGAGGAGTGTTTGGAGCCGGGACACGCAGATTGAAATCACTGGGAATTATACGCACGTACTCAGTGGATACTTCATACAGCCCCCGATAGTTAATCGCTCCGCCCTTCTTCTGGCCAGCATTCATTCCTACCCAGCCGAGCCAATCGAATGATCCGATAGTATCAGGATCAATGAGGGAGTTCGGATTGATCAGGGGAAGGTAGTAGCTGGCGCCGTAAGTACCATTGTCACCGATATTCAGAAGCGAGGGAGATTCGAATGCTGGCTGGATGTTCTCAATGATCTTGTTATCTAGCTTCGCAATGAATGACTTCAGAGCAGTCCTAGAAAACAGCTGGGTGCGGCCACAGAACTCCCCTTTGATGGGAATATCGTATGGTTCACAACGGCAGTCGAAGTACGTATTATACGGGTCCCAGCGAGTGAGGACGTTACCATTCCAGATCACTTCCCGAACCTTACCCTGTTGTCCAGCAGCGAAGCTTGGATCTGTATCGAGGGCGGCAGTAGTGATCTTATCCCAGGTACATTCGATCGCGGATAGATTGTATTTGAATCCATCCTGGAAGAAGAGCAGAAGTTCACGAGTCCAACCACCACGGACAGAATTTTCTTCAATGACAGCCTGCATTTGTTTGGCGGCGTCAATGAATTGAGGATCGGCGGTAACACCGAAGATCGGGTAATCTGTCAGAAACACGGCAGCTTGATAAGCTACGGCTGCGCGAACCTGAGGTTTGATGACAGGTACAGTTACATTCTGAATTTTATTGGAATCACCAAAACGATTAGCGATTTCTGCGCGACGGTTCTCGGAAGTCCAATCTTGTTCCCGAATATAAGCAAGATCAATCGAGCGCATCTGCTCACGAAGATTCCACTGCCGTTCGACAAGTGTGGAAGCTGTGCGATGATACTGAATGAGGCCATCTTGGGCCAGCTTCGGGAGTGGGAATGCTTGTGTTGCTGCCATTGTTGTTTCCAGTAGGATGTGTGGCCGGGATTACCGACCTTGAGATTGCGGGCGATCTTTCATTCCACGCTTCGCTAGATCTAGGAGGATCAGGAACTCTGTGGCCATTGTCGCATCCACGTGGGCTGGGGCAAGCTGACGGAAATCGTCTGTCTTTGGTGCGACACTGTTTGCTACACCAAATGCAGTGGCTTCCCCGAATGTGGAGCGGTAATCTTTGTACTTCTTACTCCATTCTGGCGCCATCACATTGGCCATCACTTCCTTCTCTGGAGCGAAACGAATCTTATTGAAGGCCTCACTGAACTGAGTGGAACCTGGCTGGAATAGAATATTCTTTGAACGAGTGTCCTCGAAATACTGATTCGCCATTTGACGTTCAGTGGCATGAGTTACTTCATGAACGAGGGTGTTAACTCCTGCACCTTCGTTTGTAGTGATGCGGCCACGGCTAGGAATGTCGCCGTTGTATTGGAACATTCCGCCCATTGCTTCACCAAGCCAACGAGTACGCATTTCTGGAATCGCACGGCGACTCATCAGATAGTCCATCATCTGTTGGTACTCTGGAACTGCGCCAGCTTTTTTCATTGTACTGATAACTGGGTCTTCGTACTCTCGTGCCATCTGAGACTCCTAGAACGGACAATTCTCAAGTTCCGACCTGATCGGGATTGCAGAGAACTCCTGCATCTCAATCGTCAGTCCGGCCACAATGAACTGTCCGTATAGTTCAATCATCTTCGGTGCGTATGTGAGGCAGTCTAGAATGCCGTCCACATTGTCCCGCTTCAGAGGATTGAACTGGGTTACTTGAAGGAATACTGCTGCGTTCTGGGAAGGGTGGATTAGAATCTCACCGGCTAGCATCTGCTTGAACATTGTCATGATTCGAGCATTCTTGCTGTATGTGCCGGAGTACAGTTCTACTGCCTCAATTCCTACCACTCCGAGTTGCTGACAAATGAATGCGAACCAGTAATTCAGTGTGTACTGATACGCGTTCGATTCAATTCCGACAACTCTACAATTCCGACGCATTGCCATTCTAAGGGCTGTGGAGATTGTATCGCCAGGGGATAGACGGCCTTCGATTATTTCCTTAGCCACGGGAATTGTGTCATGGATTTCAAAGTATGCGACAGTTACGGCATCAGCATTTGCTTTGTCGGTTGCTGGATCAATGATGATGAAGTTGCCCTGGTGGAGTTCGTCGTCCGGGATTGTATAGGCCGGAAGTTTGGATATGTCAATGAGGTGATTGGAGGAAGCAGTCTCGTCATTAAGTACCTCGGCGAAGAAGACTTCTGGTCTTCCAGCTGCGAGGTCATTTTCATACTCCTTCAGTAGTTGCTCATACGGTTGAAGTTCTTCCCAGAGAGATTCACCCGTTGCGAGAATGCCACCGACGATGAATTTCAGCCAGGTAGGATTGTGTTTCAGGCGACGGAGAAGCGACCACTTTGTGGGATACATGTTCCCTACAAAGATGAACAGACAACCGTGCGGCGACTTCGCTTTCATTGCGGTGCCGTACATATCTGTCTCGATCTGGCGAGAAATCACCTCAGATTCCGCTTCTTTTCGATTCTGAATGTCATCGAACAGCATCACATCTGGACGCTGATGTTTCAGGTTCAGGCCGCGAACTGTATCTACTGTACCAGCCACAATGTTGATATTTCTGCCACGAAAACCGAATTTCTTCTGCTTCTGCTGGTCAGTTTCTGCGCCGATCCGCCAATCTCCGAAGACTTTTTTGATATTCGGCTCGTCTAGGAAGTCCATGACGTCCGCTACGATAGCGTTCGCCTTATCTTGGTTGTTCGCGCAGACTAGAATGAATGTTCGCTTGGTGAACAGGATTACATATAGCAGGAAGATCTTGATGAATGTCGTCTTAGCGAAGCCGCGAGGTAGTCCTAGCGCAAGTTGGCTGAAATCCCGCTCTTTGTGTACGTAAGAAAGGAGCCAATTCCAGGCAGATTTGAATAAATCCGGGAAAAGATATCGGAAAACGAGCGGCATAGCTAGGGCCGCCAGGAAATCTAGGCTATTTTTCGCTAGTTCTTCAACTTCTGAGGCATTGTAGTGTGCTTCTGAAGGAGGAAGGGCTGGATCTGCCGGTGCGGGCAGCGCAGGAAGTGAGCTAGGAGCCGGCTTATCATCGAAACCTAGCTTGTCTATCCAATCAGTGGACATTGGTGACTACTTCCGGCTGCAAATCGGACGTTGTGCCAGCAGAAGCTGGATGCGAAGGAGATGTTCGCGCGCAGCTTCCTTGTTTTTGGCAGTCAGTCGTGCTTGTGCTTCAGCAGCTTTGATTGCGGCAAGCTCTTGGAAAGTGGGATTACGGGACATTTTGGACCTCACTTGGTGGACTCATGACTGTATTAGCAAGATTCGACATTGGCAAGAGACTTTTCGATCGTGCAAGAAGCCGTTCCATATTCGAACTCTGAACTGTGACCAGATCTTGATTCCCCGCCTTGATATCGAACACATGGCACATACAAGGCGCTTGCGAATCGTTCGCATCCTCATTGTCGGCCTGTATCTGAACGGGATAGGTTGCCATTCTAGACTCCGGTTGATTGATCTGAACTGTTCGACTCGTTGCGGCCCTGAAAGTTCCGCCGCATTCGCACATAGTTTGTAACAGTATGCGAATGCTGGCGTGACTCTCACGGCATCAACGACATTGGATGAGTGCGCGGGATCATTGACGGGTAATCCTTCCACGGCAGAATCCGGCCATTGACGTAACACACAATGGTCATCTGTGCATCCGCCACCAGTGCGTCATCAAATGCCGCCAGCACTTGCAGCCTGTCAATTCGCGTTTGCATGTCCATCTTGTATTTCCTTTCGAGAATAGTTCGGCCTTGGGAACTGTTTGACTCCGCCACCTTCCACTAGTTCCCTGCCATCCGATGCTTTACATTGTAACAATCCGCCTGCCAGCATCCACCATCATGCGCACATACACACTCACCAGCATACACACATACGCAATCAACTACTTAGCTACATACGCAAACAGGGCCGCCAGGGCTTTTTTGGCTGCCGCGACGCACACTATCCTATTACAACCCTTTAATTTTCCTAAACTTTTTCCAGTTCAGTCTTCTATCAATTTAGAAAAAATTTTTCAGCTAGTATCCCTCAGCTGTGGCACTCCGATCTGTGCTATTATTCGTCATCCTTCAGGAACTGGGCTCTGCCGCTGGCAATCATGACCTCCGTAACTACCACGACAACAACCGAAGATCGCGCACTTTCCCTTCTGGGCCAAGGTTGTGGTCCGGAATTGGTAGCTTCCGCAATCGGAGTAAGTGTCAGCCGAATCAGTCAACTTCTCAGTACTCCTGAATTCGCCGCACGAGTCGCAGAACTCCGGTTCGCATCGCTAGCTAAGCATAACGAACGAGACCAGCGTGCCGATAGAATCGAGGACATGCTGCTAGAAAAACTCGAGAATGTCATTCCGTATATTACAGATCCGATGAAGCTGGTTGCAGCGTACACCCGTATTAATGCAGCGAAGCGCCGTGGATCCTCCAGTCCGGAAGCAATCACCTCGCAAACACAAGTAGTCTCCCTGAACATTCCATCCGTAGTCATCAATCAACACATCAAGACAGATATCCAAGTGAACATCAATAATCAGGTAATCAAGGCAGGAAATCAAGATCTGGTCACAGTTCAGTCAGCGAATATGGAGAAGCTGCTCGCACGATCGAAAGTTCCAGTACTATCAGCTAACGAGGTTCAAAATGTCCCGTAATCCCACTTTCCAAGAACTTGCCGCAATCAAAGCTGCTGAAGCACAAGCCCGGCTGGTTGCCAAAAACAAGGAAGCTGCGCGCGAACACCTGCTCCGCATTCAGCTTCTGCTGGCACAACGTCCGATTTGCAGCCGGAAATAGCTACCAATGAGTACTGATTGGATAGATAAGCTAGGTTTCGATGATAAGCCGGCTCCTAGCTCACTTCCTGCACTGCCCGCACCTGCGGATCCAGCCCTTCCTCCTTCAGAAGCACACTATAATGCATCCGAAGTCGAGGAACTAGCCAAGAATTCCCTAGATTTCCTGGCGGCCCTAGCTATGCCGCTCGTTTTTCGTTACCTTTTCCCTGATCTATTCAAATCTGCCCATCAGTTTTATTTCCCTTTACGAACTTGCCTTGGCGCGCCTGATTTTTCCCGTTCAGC